CAGATGCAGCTTCATACAAAACATTTTTTACTGCCGCAAGTTATCTCGCATATTCAGGAAATCTTAAAGTAGTTCGTACACCTAATACAACCGATGCAAAAAACGCAACAATGGATTCATCAAATACCGTCTATGTTGCAAATGATGAAACCTATGAAAATACCTATGATCCAGATATGGGTGGAACCCTAAATGATGATTATGGTGATTTCGTAGCAAAATATGCTGGAGACTTTGGAAACAGTTTAAGAGTTTCTATGTGTGGAGCCACAAGAGCAAACACCAATTCAGATGGAACACTCAATAGTAATACAGATATTTCACCTACTGCAACTTCTGTAGTAGCTACTAGTGCAAATAATACTGTTATTGGAGTGGGAACAACTTTTTCGAATGATGTTGCTGTTGGTGATGTTCTCTTTTGGAATTCCAAATACTGTGTAGTTGATACCGTTACATCCAATACAGTTTTGGTTGTAGCAGCTGCTGCAGATATAGCCAATACTGGTGCCTATACTGTGAGAAAAAGATCAGGATTTGGTCAACCATCATCAGACATGGTGGGAACTTGTGCAGCTTCAGCTAATGGAACTACAATAACTGGAACAGACACAGCATTTACTCTTCAATATACTGTAGGTGATCTTGTTAAACTTGTTGGTACAAATGAAGAACGTAAAGTTTCTGCAATTGCATCGGCAACATCTATGACAGTATCAGAACCTTTTGCATTAGTTGCAGCCGCAAACACTCATTCACGAAGATGGGAATATGCAGACGCATTTGATGGTGATCCTACTACTTCTGCACATTGTGCAAGAAATAGTGGAAACTATGATGAAATTCATATTGCCGTTGTGGATGAAGATGGAGAATTTACTGGAGCAAATAATACAGTAGTTGAAACTTATACAGGATCGGTTGCTGGCGGAGCCAAAGGAGAAGATGGTCAGAGTATTTACTACAAAGATTTAGTAAATAGAAAATCAGCTTATCTTCGCTGGATGGATCATGATGCCTCTGGTGATGCAGACTCATTACTCGGCGGTGGAACAACCGCATGGGGTGGGGCCGCAACAGGAACATTTAACGGTAAGGGAATTATCGTTTCTGGAAGTCTAACAGGAGGCTCTAATGGTACGACTGCTACAGCCGGAAACGTTCAGACAGGTTTTGATAAATTCAAAAATGCTGAAGAAATTGATGTAACACTTTTAATGACAGGTGATGCATCAGCCGCAACTCAAATCCATGTCATCAATAATATTGCAGAATATCGTAAAGATTGTGTAGCTTTCATTTCACCTCTTCAAGCAAATGTTGTTGATAATGCAGGAAGTGAAACTACAGATGTAGTTGGTCATAGAAACTCTATGCCGAGTTCATCTTATGCAGTTATGGATTCTGGTTGGAAGTATATGTATGATAAGTACAATGATGTATATCGATACATTCCTTTGAATGGCGATATCGCTGGATGTTGTGCATTTACAGATGAATCCCGTGATCCTTTTTGGTCACCTGCTGGATTAGATAGAGGTAATATTCGTAATGCGATTAAACTTCCTTTTAATCCGAATAAGACGGATAGGGACAATCTCTATAAAAATGGAGTTAACCCCGTTACGGCAATGCCTGGAAGTGGAATTCTTCTTTTTGGAGATAAAACGTTATTGGCAAAACCAAGTGCATTTGATAGAATCAATGTACGAAGATTGTTTATTCTTTTAGAAAAATCTATTGCAAATATGGCAAAAGCTTTCTTATTTGAATTCAATGATGCATTTGCTCAATCTCGATTTACATCAACCGTTGAACCTTTCTTGAGAGATATTCAAGGAAGAGGCGGAGTTCAAGATTTTGCTGTTGTCTGTGATGGCAGTAATAACACTCCAGATGTTGTTGATCGTAATGAATTTCGTGGAGATATCTACGTGAAACCATCACGTTCAATTAATTTCATACAACTACAATTCGTAGCAGTACGTTCTGGCGTTGAATTTAGTGAAATTATTGGATAATACAGTATAAATAGTAATATAAATAATAATATAGATGGGGGAAGACGATGACTTCCGAAGGGAACACTTATAAAAATAAGCTTCCCCATCACATCTTAATTTAGTCATCGGAGAAAAAAACAATGGCATCAGCATTTAACATTGACGCATTTACCTCAGAACTTACTCATGGCGGAGCATTAGCTAGTTTATTCGAATGTGAATTAACCGGCGCTGTAGGGGGACAGATGGGAAGCATTGGGTCTTGGACCTTTATGTGTAAAGGTGTAGTATTTCCTGCATCAACCATAGATGTGGCTACAGTTACATATATGGGAAGAGCTTTGAATATCCCTGGTAATCGGGCAGCTGGACAATTAACAACATCTATTTACAATGATGAAGATATGCAAATTAGAAACCATGTCGAAAATTGGATGGAAAGACTTAATTCTCACAAAACAAATAAAAGAGATGCATCTTTCAATAAAATTCTTGACTATACTGCAGAAATGAAAGTTCGCCAACTTAAAAAAGATGGTTCAGGAGCATCTAAGGAATATTCATTTAAAAATGTTTGGCCCTCTTCCTGTGGAGAAATAGCCTTGTCTTGGGACACTAATGATATTCAAACTTTTGATATAACATGGGAATATAGTTATTGGGCCTCTGACAAATCGGATACTGGTTCTGGCTGATATAAATATTAATGATGAAAACAATTTTACATGGGAACAGAGTTATTTGTTCACATTTAACCTATTAGGAAAAATGTATGGCAGTTGAATTATTTGGATTTTCTATAGGAAGAGTAGATAAAGATAAAAAAAATAAAACATCTTTTGCGCTTCCAGAGCCAGAAGATGGTGCATTTGAAGTGGCTCCTTCAGGTGGAGCATATGGAACATATGTTGACCTAGAAGGCGCCGCTAAAAATGAATTAGACCTAATCAAAAAATATAGAGAGATGGCAATGTTTCCTGAATGTGATCAAGCAATTGATGATGTTATTAATGAAGCTGTTGTCGCAAATAGAGAAGAATCTCCTGTTAGTATCAGTTTAGAAAAATCTAATTTATCAGATAGTATCCAAGAGAGTATAAAAACTGAGTTTACAGAATTAGTTCGTTTACTTGATTTTAGGAGAGTAGGATACGAATTATTTAGAAAGTGGTATGTCGATGGTAGATTGTTTTTTCATATTATCATTGATAATAAAAACCCTAAACGCGGTATATTAGAACTGCGCCCAATAGACCCCCTAAAAATAAAAAAGGTTAGACAAGCTAAAATTGTAGAAGGACCTGAAGGCGCACAGCTTGATACTTCTGGATTTCAAGAATACTATTTGTTTAATGAAAAGGGTATTGCAGATAGAGGAGGCGGTCACACCATTCAAATTGCTGATGATTCTGTCTCTTATGTTCATTCTGGAGTATTAGATCCCGATAGAAAACTAGTTTTAAGTCATTTACACAAAGCAATCAAACCCCTAAATCAATTACGTATGCTTGAAGACGCGGTTGTCATCTATCGTATCTCACGGGCTCCTGAACGTAGAATTTTCTATATTGATGTTGGTAACTTACCTAAGATCAAAGCAGAACAATATCTACGTGATATCATGAGTAAATATAAGAACAAATTGGTATATGATTCTAATACTGGTGAGATTAAAGATGAACGTAAGCACATGAGTATGTTAGAGGATTATTGGCTTCCACGTAGAGAAGGTGGAAGAGGTACAGAGATTTCTACGTTGCCGGGAGGGGAGAATCTTGGTGAATTGGCTGATGTTGATTACTTCAAAACAAAACTATACAAAGCACTCAATGTTCCCCCTTCACGGTTAGAACAAGATTCAGGCTTTATATTAGGTAGAGCAGAAGAAATTTCTAGAGATGAAGTTAAATTTACTCGTTTCATTGAACGATTGAGAGCTAGATTTAATATTTTGTTCAATGATCTCATAGAGAAACAGTTATTACTTAAGGGGATTGTTTCATCTCAAGATTGGTCGGTTATAAAAGATTCCATAATATATGAATGGCAGTCTGATTCTCATT